GAAGATGGTAAAGAAGTTAAACGACACTCGGGTGTTTTGATGGCTGACGGAATTGAGGCGTTCATACATGATTAAGAAAACAGAAACAAAGGTTACAGATGAACGCACTTACTTTAAACCTTTTAATTATCCTTGGGCTTATGATGCATGGCTTAAGCATGAGCAATCTCATTGGTTACACACCGAAGTTCCAATGTTGGAAGATGTTAAAGATTGGAAGAAGAAACTCACCAAACCGGAGAAACAATTTCTCACACACATTTTCAGATTCTTCACCCAAGGAGATATTGACGTTGCTGGGGGTTATGTTAATAATTATCTACCTTATTTCCCACAACCAGAAATTCGGATGATGTTATTGGGTTTTGCAGCAAGAGAAGCCTTACATATTGCCGCATACTCACACCTCATCGAAACATTAGGTTTACCTGAAACTGTTTATAATGAATTCCTACAATATCAGGAAATGAAAGAAAAACATGACTACGTTATGGACATCTCTGCAAAGAATACTACTAAAGAGAACACTGCAACTCACATCGCTGTATTCTCGGCATTTACCGAAGGTATGCAGTTGTTTAGCTCTTTTATTATGTTACTTAATTTTCCACGACATGGTAAAATGAAAGGTATGGGACAAATCGTTACTTGGTCTATTGTTGATGAAACACAACACACCGAGAATATGGTTAAATTGTTCCGTACATACATAGAAGAAAATCGTGAAATTTGGAATGATGAACTGAAATCTAAACTTTATGTTATTGCAGAGAAGATGGTAGAATTGGAAGATAAATTCATCGATTTGGCATTTGCGATGGGTGACATGGAAGATTTAACTGCCGAAGATGTTAAGAAGTATATTCGTTATATTGCTGACCGTAGATTGATTTCTTTAGGACTCAAAGGTCAGTTTAAAGTGAAACGTAATCCTTTACCTTGGGTAGAGGAAATGATTAACGCACCAACACACACAAACTTCTTTGAGAATAGAGCAACCGATTATGCAAAAGGTGCTTTATCTGGAGATTGGAGTGATGTTTGGGCCCATTAAGGACTTTTAATGAATCATAAACAACTAACTGGAGAATGCTTGAGTTGTGAATCAACTTACAGTATATCATATATGGAAGAATTAGTATCCCAAGATTTACCTGAACATTGCCCATTTTGCGGTGAACAAATCGAAGAATTATCCGAGGACTATATAGAGGAGGATGACGATTTGGGTAATGAGGAATGGGAATAAATTGGACGTATAATAACGAAGATTTTACGGAAGACTTGATTGGTGATAATTACGGGTTCGTGTATCAGATAACCAATCTGACGAATGGTAGAAAATACATAGGCAAGAAATTTTTCTATTCTGCCAAAACCAAACAAGTCAAAGGTAAAAGAAAAAAGATAAAGGTACAATCCGACTGGCAAACTTACTACGGAAGTAGTGCCGAACTAGCTAAGGATGTGTTATCATTAGGCCAAGATAGATTTAATCGTGAGATATTACATCTTTGCCTGTCTAAAGGAGATTGTGGTTATCTAGAAGCCAAAGAACAGTTTGTTCGTGGTGCTTTGGAGTCGGATGATTACTACAATACATGGATAATGGTAAGAGTGAGAAAATCACACCTGAAAGGAATCAAAAATGCTAGAATACTTGAGAGTGTTGAAGGATGATAGTCATGATGCACTTTTCTTTATACCTGGTCGTAAAAAAGACACCATACATTTAGAAGGTGCTACATATAAAGATGCTGGAGAACCACTCGGTGGCAATTCAATAGGTAAATCTTATCATGTTATATTATTCAAAGAAGATTCTAAGGGTAAGTTGGTAGATATCGATATGTTTGAAGCTATTTTTGCTGATCCGTTGGAGTATATGTCTGGATTATTACCACATGGAATATTCGGTATCATGGCTCGTAAAACTACCACATCAAATACTTTCATACATTCAACATTTGACAAACTAACTAAATTTTGATATAATCAAAATATTTGGAAACTATTGAGAGTTTATAATGGTATTAATCGATTTAAATCAAGTATTGCTTGCCGGACTCATGGCACAAATTGCAAACCATAAAGGTGCACTGGATGAGGATCTGGTTCGCCATATGATCCTTAACATTATTCGTAACCACGTTAAGAATTTCAAAAACGAGTATGGTGAAATTGTATTGTGTTGTGATAATAGAAAATACTGGCGTAAAGAATATTTCCCATTCTACAAAGCAAACCGTAAAAAGACCCGTGAGAAGTCCAGTCTGGATTGGCACTTAATCTTTGACATGTTGTCTAAATTCAAAGTTGAACTCAAAGAAAACTTCCCATACAAAGTGATTGATGTTGAGGGTGCTGAAGCTGATGACATTATTGGTACTTTAGTTCCTAGATTTTCACCAACTCAAAAGATTTTGATTCTATCGAGTGATGGTGACTTCCTACAGTTACAGAACTATCAAAACGTAAAACAATATAACCCATCATTGAAGAAATACATCGTATCTGAGAATCCTATTATGGATTTGAAGGAAAAGATTATTCGTGGTGATAAGGGTGATGGTATACCGAATGTATATTCTCCAGCTGATTGTTTTGTACGTGACCTCCGTCAGAAACCAATCACCCAAGGCATCTTGGATAAGTTGATGCGTGAATCATACACAGACCAAGATGAAACGATCCAAGCCAATTGGATGCGTAACTCCACACTCATTGACCTATCTTTCATTCCTGTAGAGATTAAGGAAAAAATCATAAATACATATGAGGAAACAGTTCCAGCAAAAAGAAATAAGTTGTTGAACTATTTTATTGAAAACAAATTAAAAAATCTAATGGATGTGATTGAGGAATTCTAATGAAAAACATATTTGAAGTATTTGATGATTTTGAAGAAGTAGAAACTAAAAAAGAAAAGATGGATGTGATTGCCAAGAATCTATCACAGACATTGGTTGATGTATTGCAATTAACTTTCCATCCTAATTGTGAATGGTTGGTTAAAGAGTTACCGGAGAACTATAAAGTACCTAATGATATTCTACCTGGTATAACATCAAATTCTTTAGCCAGTCAATTAAGAAAGTTGTATCTTTTCAAAAAGGGTGACGCAACAGCAGAATCTTTGACAACAGAAAAGAGAAATCAGTTATTGTTACAAATCTTGGAATCTTTGGAACCTCGTGATGCAGAAGTTATCATTGGTATTTTCCAAAAAGACCAAGGTGTAAAAGGTTTAAACTATAAATTCGTTAAAGAGGCTTTCCCTAATCTTCTACCGTAATGCCAAAAAGAGAAAAAATAATAATAACAACTGGCACGTTTGATCCGCTTAGTATTGAAGAATTAAATAATCTTAGAAAATGCAAAAACAAAGGCGATTGGCTCATTGTCGGAATCCATTCAGATTGGTGGATGATGTGGGCGCAGGGTGGCTTTATGCAAAACTATGAAACTAGGCGTGAGATTATTAAAAGTTTAAATTATGTTGATGAGGTATTTTCGTTCAATGATTCGGATGGCACCGTCTGCCAACTACTCAAACTTGTTAAAATTTGTTATCCTAATTCCGATATTACTTACGTTTCGGATGAGGATATGCACAATATGCCTGAAACCAAAATCAGAGGCATTACTTTTGAAACCATGAAATAGGAGAATGTAAGTGAGTAAATTTGTGGGTAAATTCCGCAAGAATAAAGAGTATAACGATGATTACAATTATACTCCGAAACGAAGCAAAAACGAACACGCAGAAATCAAAAAAATTCTAGCGCAAGCAGAAGAAGAAAACGATTCTGAACAAGATTTTGAATATGATGATTTTACGGATGAAGTGGTATATAAGGAAGTTTACCACAAAAATTCGTGAAAATTTATATAAGTAAGTATGCTGCCGTTTGAAATAAAGGTATTGGTATTACTGTTGTATTAAAGCAACAACTGCTTGACCTGATGCCTTTATTGTTATATAATTGATTCTTCAATGGAGAATTTATATTATATGATTTACGGTTACATTCCAAAATCTAAACCTAAGAAGTTAACCAAAGTTCAACAGCAAGAAAAAGAACAATGGTTACTATCACTAGACAAGATATCTGAAAAACGGTATTCTAAATCTCCTATTATCAAAAAACAATTAAGTCTTAAATCTATGGGATTCTTCCACAGAGAAACTACTCACATTCCATCTTTAAACACAGGGTTTGTTGCTTGTGTTAAAAAATCACAACACTCCTATACTGGAGATAAATTAAAAGGTATTGGTACAATGCACAAATCAAATGCAGTACCAATTTTTACGGACAATGAAGCGAAAGATATTGCGAGGATGCGTAGATGAATGATGAAATTAAAAAATTAGCAGTAGAGGCCTATCGTGAAGTGTATAATATCAATATTGATGGTCTTTCTGGAAATTTGAATGACTTTGTTAACCTCTTTTCTATTAAATTACTTGAGAGAAGTGCAGAGATTGCTAAAGCATATACAGAAGCAAGATTTGATGATGACAAGGTCGGTGACAATATTAAAGAACATTTTAACTTAAAATGAAATTAACTAAATTATCTAGTCCCGGTTGGGAAAAAGAATTTGAAACGGAAGCCGAATTAAAGGCTGAATTATATTCACATATATGTGATATGTGTCGAAAAGGTGATATCATCACTAAAGAAGAAGATCCCGAATTGAAAGAAGATTGGGTATTATGGGATGCCGTAGATGAGAATTCAAGTCTTGATGATTTGTTGTGGACACCATGCGGTTGTGAATTTATGACGGAAGAATAGAATGATTACAACAGAAGAATGGCAAGAATATAAGGAATATCTCGATACTTTATCTGAGTCCGAATTCAAAATTGAAATGGATTGGTTAAAATCTATTGGAGAAGCGAAACGAAGGGGTAGTTCAGTCAGTTTAATCGAAAATTTAACTTTACAATGAGAGAAATATGTTAAGTCAACAAGAAGAATCACAAATTTTACGTGGTATCGATGACATTATGTTCAATTTGCGTCATGTGCCAGTCGATGATGTAGCTTTTTATCTCGTAAAATTCAATCCGAAGCTCGCCGATGAGCTGGCAGCAGCTCTAGAGCATCAATTTTTTGACAAAAATGAAGGAAAAAATCATGAATGACGCATTAAAAGAAGAAAAAGTGAAAAATTATGACTGGGAAAGTTTGGATGAAGTAGTCCGTAAATGGGCCGCACTCACCGGACACGAAAAAGACCAAGAAAGATATCAAAATCGCAAAATTATCTATCAGGACTAGTTTGTTGTATTGATACAACGCAGTATTTGACTTTATTTTATTATTGTTTTACAATAGTTCTATTAACTCGGAGATTATATGGAACTTATTCAATCAAAATCACTTCTTGCCAAACTTATGGCAACGGAAAACCTTACTGTTGAACAACGCAACGTACAAACTGCTGCATTCAATGTTAAGGATCGTATCTTAGTAGTACCTGTTTTAGATAAAAAGATTTCAGGTTACCTCTATGACCTTTTTATGGGTCATGAAGTGGGTCATGCACTCTACACTCCACTAGAAGGAATGCAAAAGGCACGAGATGAAAAAATCTCAATGTCTATTATGAATGTGTTGGAAGATGTTCGTATTGAAAGAAAAATAAAATACAAATATCCAGGACTTCGTTCAAGTTTCGTTCGTGGTTATCGTGAACTAATCGAAAAAGACTTCTTTGGTACAGAAGGTACCGATTTAAATGATATGAATTTTATTGACCGAGTGAATCTACACACCAAAGGTGGTGCAGCACAAGGTATCAAATTCAACGACTTTGAGCAATCTCTTTTGACCAAAATCGAAGGGACCGAGACCTACGATGATGTCATAGAGGTTGCTCGCCTAGTTTGTGAGTATATGAAAGAACAGGAAGAAGAACGTAAATCCGAAACTGAAATTGAATTTGACGGTGAAATTGAAATTGAATCTGCTATTATGGAATCAGATTATGATTTCGATAATGAGAGTTATGAATCAGATGAAAAGGTTGAAAGTGGTTCTGGTGATGGTGATGAAGAATCTGATATAGAATTCGAAGAAGAAGGTGATTCTGAAAATGGTGAAGATTCACACGGTGAATCGAAACAAGTCAATGGTGGCCCAGGTGTTTCCGGTAATCAATCAGAAGAAGAAGAACTTAAATCCTATACAGATGAATCTTATCGTGATAATGAAAAGAAGTTGTTTTCTAAGGATCCCGATTCATATTATTATGGAAATATTCCAGATGTGGATTTATCTAAAGCCATTATAAGCCATAAAGTATTATGGAGTCGTTATCGTGAATCTGCATCAAACATGATTAATGAAGGTATCGATACCAAGAATTACTTAAAACTACGTAATGATTCTAAAAAAGTTGTTGGTTATTTGGCCAAAGAATTTGAATTACGTAAAAATGCAGACCAATTGAAACGTGCTTCCGTAGCTAAAACCGGTGATTTGAATATGAGTAAAATCTATTCTTATCAATTTGCTGAGGACCTCTTTAAGAAGATAACTGTAGTACCTGGTGCAAAATCACACGGACTCGTTATGTTTTTGGATTGGTCTGGTTCTATGACTAATCATATGACCAATACAGTTAAACAATTAATCAATTTAATAATGTTCTGTAAAAAAGTAAACATTCCATATGAAGTGTATGCTTTCACCCAAGAGTATGATAAGTTATATAAACCTACCGAAAAAATTGGTGATATTCCTCTTAAAAACTTCGCATTGATGAATTTGTTGTCCAGTAAAATGACTTCTTCCGAATTAACTTATGCTGCCTCAGCTTTAGTTAATATGGCAAAACCTCGCCAATGGAAACCAAGATTCATGTGTCAAGGTGGAACACCATTGAATCAAGCTATCATTTCAGCTATGAAGATTATTCCTCATTTCCAAAAGCAATACAAATTACAAATTGTGAATACAATATTCTTAACTGATGGTGAAGGTGATGTGACCAATGGTGTATATTACAAAGGTCTTTATGGTTCTGTGGTATCAGGTCACACAAATGATTGTAGAGAGGATCACAGTAAAGAAAAAACTTTTGTGATTCGAGACAATGTTACAAAAACTCAAGAAATAGTCCACAGGTATGGATGCCGTGAACATACTGAGGCATATATAAAGCTATTGAAGGCTAGGACAAATTGTAACATCATCGGTTTTTATGTTTTGTCTGGTCGTGAATTGGGTAGAGTACTGTATCATTTTTATCCAAATAATTTCCATGTTCACGATAAGATAAAATCTGATTTCCGTAAGTCTAAATCAATAACGGTTACCAATGCCGGTTTTGATGAGTATTATCTTCTACGTTCCGAAGGATTGGACACAGATGATGATGTAGAATTTGAAGTTAAGGAAAATGCTACGACTCGTGGATTAGTTTCAGCTTTCAGTAAGTATACTGGTAATCGTTTAAATAATCGTGTTGTATTGAATAGATTTATAGGATTGATATCATGAATGATGGAGAAAAAAGAATCGTAACTTTCGTGGGTGACCGTGGCAAAAAGACTGCCAACCTAATCTGGAGAAATGTGTTCGATTTATTTGAAGTTGAATGTATTGATACTGATGGTACAATAACTATTGCGAATAACAGTTTTTTCAAGTCCGAGGCAGAAGCACAAACTTTTGCTGAAAATTTTGTTTGGGGTAATCATGAGCAAAGAAATGTCGAAGTATTATAATTTAGATAAAGAAGCAACAGTATCTAAGAACGAAATAGGTTATATCGTTGAAATGTTTATGGATGGAAAATTGGTACAGAAGCGTCACACATTTGATGAAGAATCTGCTGAAGCATTGGCAGAAGAATTCGTTTTAAATGGAAAAGCTGGACCTAAATTTCTAAGTGAAAATGCCTAGAGATTTAGTGTTACAGGATCCATTTGATCCTAAAAAAATCTATGACGCTTTAATCAAGAGATGTAAGGAAGTTAAAGTCTGGACTATCCGTTGCATTGTAGATGAATCTTTTGTTGGTGTAGCACCTTTCAATATTATTATACAAGATGGTATATTTCATTGTCAGGTGTTTTCACCAACTCTTAAAGATGCTTATGTACAAGTGGCAGATAAATTACCAGTAATTAAATTTTTGGATTATAAAGATGGATCTTGAACAATTATTTGCTCTACTGAGGAGAATATACGTTTGGTTACCGACCAACAATCCTATGAGAGCAGAAGTACAAAAAATTATGGATCAAATTAAGGCACAACGAAGATGAGTGATGGTGGAAAAGGATGTTCTCCTAGGCCGATTTTAATACCTAAGGAAGAATATGCAACAAAATGGAATACAGTATTCGGTGATAAACCGATTCTAAAAGGTTACTGTAGTAAATGTGGTAAAAAAGAATCTTGGTGTGAATGTAAGAAAAAGAAGAAGTGATGTTTAGAGACAGATACGATACAATAGAGACACTAAAAATGTTTGGTTTAATTACCTTCTTTTTGGTAATCTTTGCGTATCTATCTAATCAAGATTACCGAGAGATGGTTGACACAGTTACTCCAGTGAGATATAATTGTGATATGTTAATCGGTGGTTGGCACCCTGATGTTCCTGTTAATATTATTAATGAGTGTAGAAAGATAAATCATGGCAACTAAAAAGAAAGCAGTAGTACCTAGTTTTGATATTAAACCTATCAAGAAGAATATTATCCTAGAAGCAATCAAAAAAGATACCGTTTCTAAAGGTGGTATCATCATGCAGAGTGCTGATGCTGAAGAAGCAACCAGAGGTAAAATTCTTGCTACTGGACCAGAAGTAACTATTGTATCAACAGGTCAGGTAGTTTTACCTAATTGGCAAAAAGCCAAAAAGGTGAAGTATGAAGCTTCAGAATATTGGATCGTTAATGAAGATGATTTGGTCTTAGTATTCGAAGGTGAATAATTAATCTATGTTCCATGATCCATTTATCAATGATGAAGGTTTCTTCCAAAAACCACAGATATATTATGATCCTAATCAATTACGGATTGAATACTTTTGGCCTCTAACCGAACAGATTGGATTAGACTTAGATTATAATGGTTGTGATACTAGACAAAGTAGTGGATTAACTGTATCATCCGGAACTGGTATCACATTCGCTAATCCAACATGGACAACAACGGTTGCACCGACATTATCGGTATCACCAACAGATGCAGTAGGAACTCTATCAATCGGTGGAGTAAATGTAGGACTAGAAGCTAAACCGAAGTGGTATCAGAAGGCATTATTTAAAATATTAGGATTTAACTGGAAAGACAAATGACAACATCGACTAATGCTGGATCCATCAAGGCAATCACTAAGATTGTAACCTTCTATTCAGACGGTACTTTCTCTGAGTACACTCCATCTCCTGGTTCCCTGCCACCTATAACAAATCCTGGACCTTACGTTGGACCTCCAATGAATCCAATAACTCCTTGGCCAGCACCTTGGTGGCAGAACCCAATTAGTTACGGACATAATGGACAATCCATAAACTGTGCAGACTCAAGTAGCGAATCAGAAGGGCGCAACTAAAACATGAAAACCAGTAGAAGGTCTTTCCTTAAATTACTCTCAGTTTCTCCAGCGATTTTCCAGGCGCCTCCGGCGTTATCCGCTGGACTTGGTTGGCCGAAGGATACTCCTAAGCCAACTACTCAGCCGACTCAGAGACCTCCTACGAAAATGGGAGGTTCCGATGGACCATCATCCACCGGAGGAACCGGTATGGTTATCATCTCTTATCCAGGGAAACCCTCAGGTAAAGGTGGTATCGCTAAGTATAATCCGG